GAATCTTACCTCGATTACGACATCCTCGTTAACGCTATTCGCGCGGCGTATGAGCCTGATCCTCTTGAATTATTTATGAGGCAGCACATGAAGGACAGCGAAGTATTGGATGGAGTAGCCCACATTAATAAGTCAGCGGTGGGTGAATCGCAAACCGGGTTGTTCCATAACCCGATGGGTCACACGTCGTTGTTGAACAAGTTGCATTTAACCAGCACTTGCGACGTCACCCATTCCATCCGAAAAGATAAAATATAATACAGTCCGGTTTTGGTGAATAGTGTGTGCACAAATTCTATTCCTGTGCCCGTTCGCTCCAAACTATTCGAGGTTACACCTCAAACCACGGACTTACATAAAACTAGCCGATATGTTGATATATTCAGCTGGGGAGCTATCGAGAAGTGCTTCTATTTCAACAGTTGCACTTGTAATGAATTCAAAGGGTTGACTGAAAGGCATTTGTTACCACAATTGCCTGAGTATGACGCGGATAGTGATGAGACAAACGAAGTCTTAGAAAGTATGGAACGCATTGTGACCGAATTTGCTGAACCGATCCACAATAGGCCAGTATCACACAAGGTATTGATGGAATTAACGAGGCCTAATATTAAGCAACGGTACCAGAGAGCATATGAAAATATGCAATCTAGGAGGAGGGCTTGGTGTGAAATACCCTCAGGAGTTAGCGCGTTCGTCAAGATTGAGAAAATGCCACTGTCTAAAATCGAGAAACCACCACGGTTGATTCAGTATCGTGATTTCAAGTACACCTATATGATGAAGAAGTACCAAGTTTCTATGAGTAAACAACTCAAAACCATAGATAAGGAAATGTTTGGTCAAAAGATGAATACCGCTTTTACAAAGCTGTATGATAATCCAGGAATAGCTAAGGTTTTGAGAGATTCTTGGGAGGAATTTGTTGACCCAGTTGGATTGTGTTTAGACCATTCCACCTGGGACGCTCATGTGACTCCTGAGATGATCGATATTGAGCACATTTTCTGGGCCAACACTTTTGAGCGTGGGTACCATTCAAAACAGTTTATCCGTTTGATGGCTAAGCAAGGGATAAATAGAGGGCGTACGAAGCATGGAATCAAATACATCGTTCAAGGATCTCGAATGTCTGGAGAGTTTAGCACTTCGGATGGCAATTGCATTTTAAATTACTCATTACTTTGCACTTGGTTGCTCAAACATAACATCGAGAAGTTCCGCGTTCACGTCAATGGAGATGACTCCGTGATTATAATTGATCGATCTGAACTATACAAGTTGAATTTGCCGTGTGAGGGAGAGCAGATTCCTTGGTTCAGACGAGCCAACATGGAGACTAAACTGGATAGAGTTGCTCACGATTTCCGAAACATCGAATATTGTCAGAGCAGCCCGATTCGTATTAATGGGGTATGGAGAATGATCCGTAAACCACTCAGGGTCATTTCACGCTCTATGCTATGTGAGGGTAAATGGTTTAAGCGTTTGAACGATTTTATAGCATCGACTGGCTTATGCGAGCTGGCGTGTAATTTAGGAGTTCCCATTTTACAATCTTGGTCGCTATACCTATTCTCTTTCATAGAAAAGAATCCGCTAAAAGGAGTTGATTACAGGCCAGCGAGGTTTTCCGGTAATAGTGAGATAGAGCCACAGCCGGTTTCCTTAACTTCTAGATTGGACTTTTTCCAAGCTTTCGGCATCTCACCTGCTGAACAAATTGCTATCGAGTCCAATATAGCTGGCCAGACTAAATTAACCCCAGAAAAATTAGCAGGTATTCTCAACAAATACAAAACGTACCACCTGAATCATTAATCTATTCGGACCATTGACCTCCCAAGTCATTACCATGAACAGAACACCCATGAATTCTAACATTCAACCCGCGCCGAGGACGCGTCCTCAACGACTCGTCGGTGTGCCCAACGCACCACCAAAGTCGAATAACGCTAAAAGGCGACGAAACCGCCAACAAATGCAGTCAAATAAAATCCAACGAACTGCTACAGAGATAGGCTATTCAGCCATGCTCAAACAACCTGGATCCTTTCAAACAAAAGCAATGGATCGAGTTGTTCGAGTAGCATCGCCAAAGCTCACCCACGCAGGAATGAGCTTTTTAAAATGCGCTTTTGCATCACCTGATTTCGCTAACAACCGAGATATGGGTGTGCCCGACGGCAAGATCGGATTGTCTTTTATGCAATCATACAAGTATATATCCGCTATTACCGTTCCAGCAGGCAGGCAGAAGATAATTATTCAACCACCGATCCCCGGATATGCTTATTCTTATTTAGTCAACACCTCATCGGTAGATGATGTGTCTATCTTTGAGTCTGTTGAATATGACGGGTTTAATACGCTGTTTGTGCCCGATCCTATAAAGGGTTCTAAGTATGCCGATAAGGTGGCTAGTTTCCGTATGATATCTCAGGCCCTCGAGCTGGTACCAACAACCAATCAGACGAAGTGGTCCGGATCCATACGAGCATTCAAGGTCAACCTAACGTCGGAGACTAGAACCCTTACAAATACTTCAGGCAATACAGTCTCATTCACAAACTTGCTTGGTATGCAGGGTCTAAATTCCACTTCTTGCGATCAATACGTTTCGCCTTCGAATTTGGGCGTTTTCATCAACGCCTACAATCGAACTAAAGAGTGGAAAACCCATTCAATATTTGAAGGGGTTCCAAAGTTACCATCACAATCCGACGCGAGCGCCGGCACCTTTGGATCTATTACTCCCCCTCAACCACTTTCCTCGCGAGCTATACCTGGCTTTGCCAACGACTTTGAAACATCAGTCGTCGTCATCAACAACACTTCCGGTGACACTGACCAAAGCTTCTTAATACGTTGCTGGCAGTGTGTGGACTACACCCCTAACCCAAATGAGTCTACTCTAGTAGGAGCAGCTATGGAATCGCCCCCGCATGACCCAGTGGCTTTACAAGTCTATGGTGAATTAGTCAGGCATTTGCCCGTCGCTGTCTCCTATTATGAGAATGCTAACTTTTGGGATACTGTTTCTTCCTGGATCCGGAAGATAACTACCGCCACCTCATATATACCTGGTGGCGTTGGGATGATCTCTAAAGGCATTAATTCTCTGTTAATATAATGAGAGCCTTCGAAAGCGTCGTGGGCTCTCAAACTCACTATAGTGTATTCGTTCTCTTTGGCATGACGAGCTGCCTGTTGGCAATGCAAGGCCGTGGGGAGTGGCACTCCCACGATGTAGCAAGAGTCTTGAAGACTATGTGAACAATTTCAGCCAAGGTGTTACGTACGGAAGTGACGGCGTGCTAAGTCATGGAAAGCGTAACATGGGGCCTTGTGACTGGGTGCAGAGCTACTTCTGGTTTCGCTGGGTTACCAGATCATTACTTGCAGAACCTGACAGTTGTCAGCTACGGCGTCCGAATGCTGGATATGGATGCCGCAGTCACTGGGGCCAGCC